ACCCGTCTCGTCGTCGGGAACCGGGGGGTTGGCGTCGAGCGGATCCACGCCTTCGCCGAACACGTCGCTGCCGGTCTCTTCGGCCGGCTCCTCTTCGACGTCTTCGTCGGGTGCGACCGCCGCGAGCAGCGCGTCCATCGAGGTGACGTCGTAGTAGGAACACAGCGCCTGGGTCAGACGTTCGCGGACCTCGCGGGCGTGTTCTTTGGGTGCCTTGATCCGCTGCTGGCGGCCGTCGACTTCCAGGACGATCTGGGTGGCGACGCTCCCCTCCTCGAACGTCAACCCGGTCACGTCCGCGTAGTGGTACTCCTCGTAGTCCTCGTCCCAGACGACTTCGCCGACGTGTTTGACGAGGCGCTCGCTGGTGATGGCGAGCGTCATCTCGCTGAACCGGTAGGTCTTGACGACCGTCTCGCCGGTGTCGGTGACGCCGCTGGCGTTCATGATACCGGCCAGCACCGGGTGGACGGCCTGCTCCGTCCGGTTCGAAGGAATGGTGAACTCCTTAGTCCCCTCCAGGGGATACTCCAGGCTGAACCGCGTCTTGCGTCGACCTTCTTTGAGAGTCAGTCGCTCCGCGTCGTGTGGATACTCCTCGACAGATTCGTCACTCAACAGGCCTTCGGCCCGGTAGATCATCGTTCTCGTCGGCGTGATATACAGCACGTCCTCGCCGCCGAGCGGTACCTCTGCGGCCACCGACTCGTCGCCGAGTGTCGATTCGACTACACCGGGTACGCTCATGGTCCAATCTTTCTCCCCCGTGGCTTAAAACCGCGGGCCGTTTTCTCACTCCCGTCTGCAGGTGATTCCCACACGGGGTCGCGGAAGATGAGAAGGTTCAAGGTAATCACCCGACAACTGCGAGTCGAGCCCGGGTGGCTTAGCTGGACATAGCGCCGCACTCATAGGGTTCAGAGATTCGGTGCGGTACCTTGGAAGCCTCTCATGTCCGTACGAGGACTGCCGAGCCTCGAACCTGGGACATGCGGAGATCGAGGGTTCGGAGCCCTCCCCGGGCACTCATCAAATCCTTGTCATACCCAAGCCCAACAGGTTCGAGAGCCGCCAGTCTCGGCGGTTCTCGCTCTACGTACTCCTGACAAGGATATAGTACATGATGCGATATCGACTGCGGCGTCTCGGGGGTGTCTGGCGTGACGGTCGCGAAGAACCGCGAGCGCGGCCTCGACGTCGAGGACGCCGCCTGCGAGCGGTGGCCGCTCGACCCCGTCGCCGAAGATCGCGACGAGCGCGATAGCTGGTACGATCTGGAGTTCATCGCCGACGTCGAGATCGAGCTCTCGAGCGTCCCGGTCGTCGAGGCAGGGACCCTCGCGGAGGTAAAGTCGTGCTATCCCGACTACGACGATCGCGCCGGGCGCTGGTGGATCCGTCGCGAGAACCACGAGAAGCTCGTCGACGCCGAGGGCGTCTACGTCCTCGCGGTCGTCGAGCGCAACACCGAGCGCGTGCTGCGGATGGCGCTCGTCGACGCCCGGACCATCGACGTAATCATCGACGGTGACTGGTGGGACGCCGGTGACGGTGGTCGGTCAGCTGACCAGTACCGTCAGATCTCCTGGACGGCGATCTTTAAAATCCTCCAGAACCCGAGAGGTGAGTCGGCGTGACGGACATCGAACGGTGCGAGGAGTGCGACACCATTCTGATGCCCTCGCCCAGATATGGCGTTCTGTGGTGTCCTGAGTGCGAGCAGCACCGCAAAATCGGCGAGGAAACTACTGGGGGGCCAGCATGACGGAGTGCTTCCGCTGCGGAGGCACTGAAGACCTAGAACGCTTTGGGTCTGGGCATCTCTGCCTGAACTGCCGGCCAGACGGGACGGAAGAGAAGTCTGTCGACGGAACAACGAGCACGGGAGTTCCCGAGGACACCCCCGGTGATGAAGCTGTCAGAGAGCACTACCAGAACGTCGACGCCGTCCTCGAGGAGCTCGCGTCGGTCGAGGATATTCCGACCGGCGCCTTCTGTGGCAACGCTGGCTGGTACACGCGCCGGCCGGCCACTGATATTGCTGATCTCGAAGACGGTATCGACGGTTGGGGGCGCGTGAAAACGCTCGAACGAGATCTCTACACGATCACCTCAAACGTATGCGACGACGAGGACGCCCGCAGCCTCTACGCTCTGACGAACTACAGCGACGCGTTCCACGACGAATCGGCATTTACGAGAACCGACGACGGCCCCGATTGGATCGAGGATAAGCCGACTCCCGAGTACGGCGATATCCAGGCGTTTGCCCCGTTCGCTGACATCGATCTCGAGAGCGAACACAAGGAGCGACCGCTTCCTGAGGCGAAACAGGCCATCGTCGAGGAGGCTCTCGCCGAGTACATCGACGCGTTCGCCGAGCTCATGGGCGGCCGTGATGCCGTGTTCGCACTCGACTCCGTCGGTGGTGCCTACGTCATGGGCGCGCCCGCAGCGACGCTGCCAATCGCCGAGGAGTTCGACGAAGATGCTCGTGAGCGGATCTTCGCTGAACTCGCCGATCGGCTGAACGACTGGCTCGCCGACATCGACGAAGAGGTCCGTGAGGCAATCCCAGAGGCAGAGGGCCTGTTCGAGGCGGACTACGTCAACAACAAGAACCGCCAGTATAAGGCGCCGCTGTCGATCCACAAGCGCATCGATGGCGTCGTCCATCCGCTCAATACCAACACCAGCAGGAGCACCGACTACCCGTTCGTCCCGATCGACGATGTCGACGATGGGCTCGTCGACGAGACCGTGAGCTGGGCACAGGAGTTTACTGATACTGGCCACGCCGACCACGTCGGCGATCTTGTCGCGACGCTCTGGCCGGACGAGTTCCAGGAGACCGGTGACTGGCAGGCTGCCCTTGAGCGCTGGGTTGAAACCCAGCGCGAACAGGACCGACTGCAGGCTGCCCGTCGTGCTGAACTCGAAACGGGCGAACCAGTTGGCACCAACACGGCTGACGATGTGAACTCCGGTTCAACCGATAACCTCGACGAGATCTACCGTGCGGTGGAGAACCTCGATGCGTTCGAGGTCGCCGAGAAGACGATCGTCCACCGCTGGACTGAGAATGTCAGCGAAGCCGAGGACCACTCCGGCGATGGGAAGAAGGCGTTTATCCCTCTCTGGGGAACGAACTACGAGTCGGGCAACGCGAACTATATCGACGAGAAAGGGACGTGGGTCGACACTGCCAACGGTGACCACGGGACGGTCGTCGAGATGGCGTTGATCGCGGCAGGTGGCTGGACGCGGGGGAAGATCGCGAAGGGCGCCGATTGGTTCCGCGGTCTCGAGGAACTCCGCGAGCTTGGCTTCGCGATCCCCGAGTACGAACCAGATTCCGGAGGCGAAACCGAGGGGTCAGCACAACCGACGAGTGCGCTCCCGCTCGGGCAGCTCGAAGCGCTCGACCACCACGAGCGCAAGCGGGCGGCGAAGAAGCGCGGTCTCGACTGGCCATCGACGCGCGAGGCTCGCGACGAACTGTTCGCGACGATCACCGAAGTGATGCGCAACCAGGACACCGCCGTCGTCGACGCGCCGACGTCGCTGGGGAAGTCCCACACCGTCGCGACGACGCCCTGGAACAACGACCAGACGCTTGACGGCATCACCGGGAACGCGCCCGTCGTCCACCTTCACGCGACGCGGGACGCTCGCGACGAGGCGATTGAGGCCGCTCGCGAGGCCGACGTCGACTACTTCGCGCTGCAGTCCCGGCATGAGGCGTGCGATGTCGCCGCCGGTGACTATGATCCGCCCGCTACGGATGCCGACGAGGAGCTCGAGTACACGCCGATCACGATGAACGGGACGGCCGCCTCCGAGTGGCTCGCGGATATGTGCGAAGGCAGGGGTATCCCGTTCTCCGCGGCCCACCGGCGCCTCGAGGAGCACAACGACCAGGGCGTCGACCTGCCGTGCTGCTCTGGTGAGACGACGTACGACGAAGAGGAGGGCGACTTCGACGAGACGCCGTCGACGTGCCGCGCGATCTCGCAGTGGGAGTCCTACCGCGCTGTTCGCGACGACGTCGACGTCGTCTTCGCGACCCACAACTTTGCCCACGTCCCAGGACTTCGCCTCGGGACGAACCTCGTGATCGACGAGGAGCCTGGCTTCGTCGAGGATCTCGAAAAGAACCGCGTCGAGCGAGCGGTTACCGCCTACCTCCAGGCGATCGACGCACCGGTTACGACCTGGGAGGCGTTCATCCAGCTCTCCCTGAACGACCAGTACGGGACCGACGCCGCAGCGGAGCGCGAGCAGCTGCGCGATGCGCTCCACCAGGAGCCGCCGCTCGAACACTACTTCGAAGACGATCGAGCCCACACGCTGGCGCCGGCGCTGGCGCGGGCGATCTTCAACGCCGAGGAACGCGGCAACGGCCGGCGCTTCGGGAAGACGCCCCACGAGCCGCCGCGCCTCGACGCCCAGGCCGTCGACGACGACGCCTGGAACCGTGAGTGGGTGAGCGTCACGCTCGACGATGACAATGAGCTGCGGACCGTCCGGTCGGCGCCGGACTTCTCGCAGGCTCGCAGCGTGGTCGGCCTCGACGCCTGGCCCGCCCGCCCGAAGTGGATGGTAAACGTTCATCCGAGTATCCAGATCAAGGACGTCCTCGACTCCGAAGAGCGACAGCTCTGGCGGCGTTTCGAGCGCGGCCTTCGCGTCGTCCAGGTGGGCGATGCAACCCGGCCGCTCGCGAGCGGGAAGTACTTCAACGAAGGGAAGGCCCAGGCCCTCTGTGAACATCTCGTCGACGAGTATGGGGACAACTTCCGGACGGCGCTCACTACCAAAAACGTCGAGGACCGCCTCGAAACGCTCATGCAGGACGCCGGCTGTACCCAACCGGACGTGATGACCTACGGTTCCGAGAAGTCTCGGAACGACTTTGCACAGGAACGGATTGGGCTGGTGAACGGGTGTCTCGACCCCGGCGATAAGTTCGTCGTCGACCTCCTTGCCGAACTTGATCTCGACGCTGAGCCAACGATCGTCGACTGTGGCCACTGCGAGGGAACAGGGACATGTGACGGCCATTGCGAGATAGACACGTGTAGTACGCACGACGAGGGATGTGACGCCTGTGACGGCACCGGTGAGCAGCGCGAATCTGGTCGCACGTTCTCAGGGCCCGACGCCGACGTCGCCCAGGAGATCCTCGCGAGCGTTCGCGAGAACCACACTGCCCAGGCCGCGGGCCGGTACGCCCGTGATCCCGGCGAGGACGACTCCCACGCAACTGTGTTCGTCCGAACCGATGCGATGCCCGCCGGTCTCGCCGACGTCGAGGTGCCGGGCGTCGAGTGGGTGTTCACCGACACACAGCGCGAGATCGTCGACGCGCTCCGCAGTGACGCTGGAACGAAGACCGCACGGGAGATCGCGGAGTCAGTCGGTTGCTCGAAAGAGCACGTCCGGACGACGCTCAAACGGCTTTGTGATGACGAGTTTGGAAACCCCGCCGTGCAAGCCTTCGAGAAGGCGGGCGACCACGGCGCGACCGTGTATGCCGACAGTGGGGCGCCGAACGCCGGCGTCGTCGATACCACGTCGCAACTAACCACCAACGATCACGTATTGGACTCCTATACGTGGTCGTTGGCGATTCGGGACCCCACTGTGTCGACTGAACACGAGGAGACGGCAACGACCGAGTCCGGAGGTGGTGAGTGGGACTGGCAATCGGCGGCCAGTACGGGTGACCCCCCAAGTGACTGACCAAACGGCCGGTCACGACGACGCCCGTGAGGACCTGCCGCCCAGTGCCAACTACGTCTACGACGTCCTCGATCGCGAAGGCCCGCTCACAGTCGCCCAGCTGATCGATCGAACGAACCTCCCCGAGCCGACTGTTCGGTTCGCTTTAGATCGGCTCGGAGGACAGTGCAATTTGTCTAAGACGCGCGATTCCGGCGACGCTCGGAAAGTTCTTTATAATATTTATGCAGGCCAGCAATCGTAAGTAATCTGCAACCAAATTTTCTGGTAACGGATCGCAACAGGGCGCGGGAGTCGCCGACGCTCGTCGGCGGCCGTGATCGTCGTCCGCCCTGCAGCGACGCTATTCTCACCATGAGTACGACAACTTCTCCCGACCCCACAGACGGGCACGTCTCGCCGGGCGAGGCGTTCGATCGACTGATCTGGCACAACCCGCGGGTCTGCAACGGCTGTTTCGAGCACGTGAAGGACATCGATGAGGCCCGCCTCGATCGACGCGCCGAGCCGCTCGACGTTCAGGACCACCACCGGACTGCCCGCGCAACGCTTGAGCAGGACGTCGACTCGCGAGATCCCTGCCCGACCGCCCAGGGCCAGGCCATGTATGGCGAGATCCAGCGCGGCGTTCCAAAGACGACCTGCCGAAGCTGCTCGCGGATCGGCTGCTGGGCCGAGTCGGAGACGCTCTCGAAGATCCAGGCGCTTTGGCTTACCACACCGCTGATCGAGCGGCTTCGAGAGGCCGGCGTCGCCGTCGACGAGCGGATGCTTCGAAAGACCGTTCGCGCAGGGAAGGAACGGGACACGCTCCAGGGCTACGACACGGAACTGTTCCGGCGGGCCGTGAAACTCGGTGTTCGCAAAGCGAGGCGATCGTGATGCTCGAGGCGCAGCCGGACGGTGCGACGCTCGCCCCGCATCATTTCACCTGGGGAGCGATCCTCGCCCTCTGGGCTGCGACGTACGCCTGGGATCGGTTCACCGACAGGGAACCACTCCTCCTTTCGCTGGGTGTCAGTGTTGGGCTCTTTTCGTTCATCATGATCTGGCGGTACTACACCGTCGCCGGCGCTGCAGGTGCATTTCTCGGGACGGCGATCGCGACGGTCGGCCTCGTCCGATTCAAGCGCTACGCCTCTCGGCCGTCGTTCTGGGTCGCAGCGTTCGGCGTCTATGCGATGTGGGACGACTGGGTGTCGCACTCGCTCTACAAGCACACTCCATTAGACTGGGTGTTTGAGGCCTACATCCTCGGGATCCTTTCATAACCATGACCGACAAGACTCCCTCCGACGCACGTACAGGCCACAGACGACTTCTGAAGACCGGCATCGCCGGTATCATCCTCCTCGCGTTCTTCGGGACGTGGCTGGCGATGGAGTGGACCGGTCGGCAACCGGACTCGCTGATCTTGCTCGGCGCCGTCGCGATCGCCGTCGGCGCGGGGTACTACCTCTGGGACGATGCGATGGGAGAGGGCGTCGAAGCCGTCGACGAACTCCAGTCCGACGGCGATTCCGGAGGAAACGATGGGTCATGAGTACGAGACAATCATCCCGGCCCTGGTACTGCTACGACGAGCTCGTCGAGGCCTACAAGGCGATCGAACGGACTGGCGGTGATCTCCGGATGCTGCAGCATCTCAAAGTCGTCCGGGCGATCACGACGAACGTCCTCGTCGCCGGGATTGCGTGGTACGCGATCAATATGGGTGGCGACCCGACGCTCATCGGGTCATCCGCGGTCGTCGCACTCGCCGTCCTCAACGGAATCGAAGTCGGCGAGTGGCTCGCCGCCAAGCAGGCTCTGACCGAACTTGATCTCGAGACGATCGAGGATCGCGATGACTGACTACCCTATTTAAAGTATAAATTACAGCTGAACACAGGAGAACGCTTTTCGAACCAATGAGTACAAAACAACGCCGCGTCACTCTCGCCCTCAAGTGGCACCACCTTGACAACCTCGGCGTCGGGGAGATCCAGGCCCGTTTCGAGGACGAGGGGATCGGCTCCTACGCTCGGTCGACAATCCGAGGCTACCTCAACGAGGAGCCCGCCGAAGAAGTCCTCGAGCAGATCGAGCAGGAGCACGCGAACACGCGCCTCCAGATCGCCGAACGCGAGGAGGAACTGTACCAACGTGCTCGCAAGGCAGAGTCGAAAGCGCTCGAGGATGAGCCAATCGTCAGGGTCGTCCCGAAGACCGATGCCGTCTCGACCGATCGCGAGTCGCCGCTGACGTGGCCGGCGTGGGAGATCGTCGAGCCTGGGGATGAGGACTGGCCGGAGTGGGCGACCGAGCGCGACGTCATCATTCGCTTCCTTGACCGTGAAACGTCGGTGATGCCGGGCGAGTCCTACCCGCTGCGCGCCGCCGACGGGTCGCCACGCTACACGAAGGAGTTCGACGGCCTCGAGCGAGATCGGCCCGACCTGAAAGGGCAGGCAATGGCGCGGCAGGAGCAGTCTAAACACCTCCAGGCGAAGGGGGAGGCCCTCGGCGTCTACAAGGATCGCCTCGAAGTCGAGGGGTCCCTCGAGACCGACTCGGAAGTCACCGTCGACGATGACACAAAGGAACTCCTCCGGGAGACGCTCCGCCAGCGGTACCAGCAGGGTGGTGACGATGACAACTGACGGAGCGACGTCGACGATGCACGAGCTCGATCCAGAGCGACAGGCCGAGGAGATCTGGCGGGAGTACGAACACCCGGCCGTCCAGCGGAAAGTCCTCAACCCGCTCGACGGCTGTCCCTGGTCGGTGTTCGCGAATCGAGTCTCGGAGGACTACATGGCCGAGGAGGCAGACGAGTTCGTCCCGCTGGGCCCCCAGCACTACGACTGGATCGAGCGGTTCGCAGCGGGTGAGGACTTCGCGCTACTCGCCCACCGGTACGCGCTGAAGACGTTTACCATTCTGACGTACATCGCCGGCCGCCTCGAGTACGATCCCGGCTTCACTGCCCTCTGGATCACGAACACCCAGGACCAGGCGAAGGACAAAGCCGACCGCGAGTTCAACAAGCTGGTCCGTCGCTCGCCGTGGCTAATGAACCTTCAGGAGGACGTCCGCCAGGAGGATACGATCCAGACGAAGGTGTTCCCGAACGGCTCGACGTTCAACTCGGCATGGCTGTTCGGTGGCCTCGAAGGCGCGCGAGCAGACCTCATCGTGTTCGATGACGTTATCAAGGAGAAGGGCGATGGCGACACTCACGATATCTGGCAGTGGATCACCGGCGCTGCAATGCCGATCGGGAAGCGCGATTCCCAGGAGGTGTTCATCGGGACGCGGAAGCGCCCCGACGATATCTACGAGTACATCAGAGCGGAGACGGAGTTCCCACTCTACGAGTACCCGCTCGTGCTCGACTTCTGGGACCAAGAGTACGGCGCCGATGCGGACTGGCAGCAGCGCCGGCCGGACCCGGAGCTCTACACCGACCTCGAGAACCCGCTCTCGGACGGCGATGACACCATCCAGGTGCTCTGGCCCGAGGCGCGGGGCCCGGACTTCCTACGCGAGAAGCGGGGGAAGACCGGATCGCAGATGTTCCAACGCGCGTACTGCCTCGTACTCTCTGGTGCCGAGGGTGACCTCGTCGACAAGCCCGATATCGACAAGCCCGTCGACGAAGGCGGCTGCTCGATCCGCGGGCGCTCACCGCCACAGCAGTACCGCGCGGGGCCCGGCGAGACGATCGTCGTGTCGTTCGACCCCGCCTCGAGCCCGAGCGGCGACAACGCAGCCTTCGAGTCCTGGCTGGTTCGCCGGGACGGCACGCGAGTCCTCCTTGAGGCGATCGCAGCGAAAGGGCTGAAGCCGAGCCAAGTCGAGGAGACGCTGGTCGGCCTCGACCGTCGGTACGACCCGGCGGTGGTGGCGATCGAGGACAACGGGATCCAGCAGTTCATCGTCGAGTCGGCGATCGAGTGGGACGCCCAGCTGGCGGCGAAGACGGTCGGGTTCAACACCGGCTCGGAGAAGCACTCCCTCGAGAACGGGATCCCGCGGCTGCAGACGCTCGTCGAGAACGGCCGGATCCACTTCTACCGGGGCCACGACGGCACCGAGGACTTCATCACCGCGGCCCAGTCGCTGCGGATGTCAAACGGGACGCTCGAGGGCCACACGCCAGACCTGATCATGGCGTGGTACATGGCGGAGAAGGCGATCCGCCGGCTCCACGTCGACGACGGCGATCAGGACGACGTCGACGACGCGGACGGCGGCGACGGAGGCGTGAGTTACCTATGACAGACGACACATCCGATACCCGAGAGAAGCACGGCATCGCAGGCGGAACGGAGACGGTCGAGGACGTCCGGGACGCCCTCGAGGACGGCGGCGACTCGAGCGGAGGCGACGATGACTGACGGCTCACGGGTCCGGGTGGGGGCGTCGACGATCGGCGTCGACAAGGCGCTCAATCGGGTCGCGGAGACGACCCAACTCGACGAGCGCAACGCCGGCGTGACGATCGGCCAGGGGATCGAGCCGCCGTACCCGCCGTCGCAACTCGCGGCGATCCAGGAGCTGAACGGGACCCACGCGGTCGCGGTCGCGAAGAAGGCGAGCCGGGAGGTCGGCTTCGGCTTCGACTTGGTACCCCACGATCGCGCCGACGACCCCAGCGACGAGCAACTCGAGACGGCCGAGGACTTCTGGTACGGGCGGGAGACGATCTGGAAGATCGGGCCGAAGGGGACGACCGTCGCGACGCCGACGGAGGTGTTCGAGCAGGCCCGCCAGGACTACCACGGGATCGGCTGGCTCGCGATCGAGCTGATCTACACAGCCGACGACCAGCTGGCCGGGCTCGCCCACCTCCCCGCGAAGTCGGTGCGGGTGCGGAAGGCGGCCGACACCGACGAGCGCGTCGCGGGCCACGGCTACGTCCAGAAGCGCGATGGCGAGACGCGGTTCTTCGCCGAGGCGGGCGACCGCTACCGGACCGACGTCAACGGGAATGCCGACCCGGTGTACGTCGACAAGGAGACCGGCGACGTCTCGAGCGAGCGCAACCGGATCGACAACCCCGCGAACGAGGTGCTGTTCGTGCCGAACCCGCACCCGAACGCGCTCTACTACGGGATCCCGACGTGGGTCAGCGAGATCGAGACGATGGTCGGCGACCACGAGGCCCGTCGGTTCAACCGCGAGTTCTTCGAGTGGGATGCCCTCGGGCAGTACTTCGTGATCGTCGAGGGCGGCCAGCTGACCGACGACTCCCGCCAGGACATCCAGAACCTGATCACCGGCCTCCGCGACCAGGAGGGACGCCGGGTCGCCGTCCTCGAGGCGGAGGAACTCGACAACCAGGAGATCGACCTCGAGGGGGACGACACCGGTGACGCGCGGATCCGCGTCGAGCAGCTGCAGGCCCACGGCGAGGAGGACCAGGCGTTCACCGAGTACCGCAAGCGCAACGAGCACGACATCGCGAAGGTCCACGAGGTGCCGCCGCAGCTGGTCGGCGTGATGGCCGACTCCAACCGGTCGAACATCAAGGAGGCGATCCGGGACTTCACGAAGGAGAAGATCGAGCCGGCCCAGGAGCGCTTCGCCGGCCGGCTGTTCCGGATCATCCACCAGCAGGTGCTCGACGTCGAGGACTGGACGATCGAGTTCCAGACGAAGGGCGCCGAGAACGAGCGCGAGGAGGCCGAGGTCGCGAACATCATCGTGAACGCCCTCGAGGCCGGGATGAGCGTCCGGGAGGCCCGCGAACTGTTCGGCCTGGAGCCCCAGCCCGAGTGGATGAGCGACGCGATCGCGAACGCGACGCTAGCCGAACTCGCGCCTGACGTCGGGCCCGGCGCTGCCCTCGAGGGCGCCCTCGAGGAGAACCGGGAGGAAGCCGCCGCGGCCGCCCGGACCGCCGAGCGGCTCTCCCGGGGCGGCGCCGAGACCACAGAAGCGGAGGCGGAGGGCTGACCAGACCATGTGCCAGGTGACGACGATCTCGAAGACCGACCGCCGCCTCGTCACGAAGGTGGAGTTCTCCCCCGAGGTCGAGCGGGCGTTCAACTGGCTCCTCGAGGAGTACCAGGGCGCGCTCGGCCCGCTCGAGGACGACATCCTCGGGGCGGTGGAGTCGGAGTCGGTCGACCTCTCGACACTGGAGACGATCCGGCTCGAACTCGACGATCGGCTCGGCGAGTACACCGCCGACTTCGAGACCGTCTTCCGGGAGGGCGGCGAGCAGGGCGCCCAGGCCGGCCGCGAACTCGCAGCACGCCGGCACGCGCTCGACATCTCCTTCGACGTCGTCCCCGACCGGACCCTCGCGGAGCTCGACGACTGGGTCGACACCGCCGCGGGGTCGACCCTCGAGACGATCACCGAGGACGCCACCCGGTGGCTGCGGTCGGCCCACGAGGAGGGGCTGTCGATCGACGAACTCACCGACCAGCTGCAGAGCGAGTTCTTCGACGGCCACCTCGAGGACCACGTCGCCCGCCGGGCGGCCCGGACGGCGACGATCTCGACGTCGAACACGGGCAGTCACTCGGCCCACCAGGACGCCGACGGCGTCGTGGCCGAGCGCTGGGTGACGGAACTCGACGGCCGGCAGCGTGACTCCCACGAGGGCGCCGACGGCCAGGTGGTGACGGTCGACAATACCTTCGAGGTCGGCGGGGTCTACCTGGCGCACCCGGGTGATCCGTCGGCGCCGGTCGGCGAGATCGCCAACTGCCGGTGCTCGGTTGTGCCGGTGTTCGCCGACGAGCTCTCCGAGGAGGACCTCGAGGCGATCGAGGCCGGTGACCGGATCAGGCTGTAGTACCGCGCGGTTGAGCAGACGACTCCCGATGACGACATGCCCGCCGGGGCCGCTGTTCGAGGGCTTCTACCCGGCCGAGATCGAGACATGACAGAGACAGAGCCGCGTCGCTTCGAGAAACACGTCGCCATCAAGGAGGTCGACGAAGAGGAGCGGACGGCGACCGGCGCCGTCCTCGTTCCGTGGGAAGTCGACCGCCAGGGCGACTGGCCCCGGCCGGAGGGGGTCGGGGCGATGTACAACCCCGATCCTGACGACGGGGTCATGCACGCCCGCTTCCCTGATGACGCCGCGGAACTCGTCGAGAACGCCCTCGCGGACGAGCCGATCGAGCTCGGCGGCGAGACGTTCCCGGCGGGGACCTGGTACGTGACGCGCAAGTACCACGATGACGAGCTGTGGGGCCTGATCCGCGACGAGATCCTGACCGGATTCTCGATCGGGGGCGAGGTCTCCCAGGTCGTCGAGTACGAGTCGGCGGACGACCTCCCCGACGAGGTCGCCGTGCCCGACGCGGTCGACATCGAGGCCGTCGACGACGACCTCGAGGAGATCGTCAACGGGTTCACCACGGAGGTGAGCGACGTCGACATCCCGGCAGTGCCGAGTGCGACGTATGCGACGGCGAAGTCGATCGGGAAGTCGATCGTCAACGATGTCGCCGGCGAGGAGGAGTTCGTCGACGTGTTCGCCGATCGGGGCCACACCGAGGAGGACGCCCGTCGGCTCTGGTCGTTCCTCGATGGCGTCGAGAAGCGAGCTGGCGTCTCGAAGGGCGAGACCCTCGAGAAGCTCGCGACGCTCGCCGCCGATGCGGACACCACACAGAAACATGACATGAGCACGAACCCGACCGATCCCGATGCCGGGGGCCTCGACGACGAGGACGTCGGCTTCCTCAAGCGCCTCCGGAAGGCAGTGATGCCGGCCGGGCCGGGACCTGGTGCCGACGTCGACGTCGACGTCGGCGACACCGCGGTCTCTGGAGCGACGCTCGCGAAGGCCGCGACCGTCGTCAAGGAGGGACGGACCCTCAACCAGGAGAACCGGAACGCGCTGATGGCCGCCCACGACGCGATCGAGGCGGCCCTGGCGTCGGACCTCGACGACATCGACTACCAGACGAACCGCTTTTCAGACGACACTCGCTTCGACTTCGACCTCACGGCGTACTCCGAGAAGGTGGCCGAGAAGACCCTCGAGTCCGTCGCCAAGGAACTCACGCCGGAGCAGGCCGAGATCGTCGCGGACACCGTCGAGGAGTTCGCGACGAACCACGGTGACGCCACCGTCGGCGACTTCCGCGAGTGGTCGTGGGAAATGGAGTGGGCCGAGGAACTCTCGCCCGACCAGATCGTCGCGCTGCAGAACGCGTTCGACGAGTACCACGCCGATCGCGACGCCGAAGAGAACGTCGTCACCGACGACTTCGCCGACTGGCTCGGCGACCACATCGACGCAACCATCGAAATGACTGACGACACCGACATCGACGTCGAGCAGAAGCTCGACGAACTCGAGAAGCGCATCGACGACCTCGCCGACGACGGCGGGGACGGGACCAGCAAGGGCGCCGGCGCCGACGACGGCTCAGGCGGCGACGAGGACCTCGAGAAGCAGGTCGAGGAGCTCCAGGAGCGCCTCGACAAGCTCTCGCAGTCGACCGCCGGCACCGACCAGCTCGGTGGCAACGGCGGCAACAGTGAGACGGGCAAGAACGCGGTCGAAACCGAGAAGCAGGTGTTCACCCGATGACAGTCGTCAAGCTTTCCGGCGGACGGACGCTGAACCGCGAACAGACGCTCTCCGCGATCCGCAACAAGAACGCGGAGGTCATCAAGGAGATCACGACCGGCGACTTCCAGGACGGCGGCCGGCTGAACCGCCAGCAGTTCGCCGAATTCTACCAGGAGGTCATCGACGAGTCGAACGTCCTCGATCGCGTCCGCCGGGTGCCCGTCGACGGCCCCGAGTCGCAGATCGACCGGATCGGCGTCGGCGAGCGCCTCCTGCGCGAGGTCGGCGAGAACTCGTCCGTCACCGACCAGTCGGACACGATCGACAGCTCGAAGGTCGACATCGACGTCACGAAGGTCGGCTTCGGCTGGGACCTCTCGCGGGAGACCGTCGAGGACACCATCGAGTACGAGAACACCGCGCAGATCATCCTCTCGCAGTTCTCGAGCCAGTACCAGTTCGACCTCGAGACGCTCGCGTTCCAGGGTGACACCGACGCGACGCTCGACGACGGGTCGGGCGACCCTCACCCGTTCTACTCGATCCTCGACGGCTGGATCGTCGAGGCCGAGAGCGACGGCGCCGCTGTCGACGACGACGGGGCGACCGACACGCTCACCTCGGGGCACCTGTTCGACCTGACGTACAACATCGAGGACAAGTACCTCAACGCGACCGACCCCGTCTTCTTCGCCCACCCCAAGCAGGTCATGGCCTACCGCCAGGACCTCGCGGAGCGGGAGACGTCGCTCGGCGACTCCATGCTGACGACCGACGAGGTGCCGACGCCGACGGGCTACCCGATCGTCCCGTCGACTGCGGTCCAGAGCGACACTGTGGTGTTCACCGACCCGATGAACCTCGCGTTCGCGCCCCACCGGGACATGCGGGTCGACGTCACCACCGAGTCCGAGAAGGTCGTCAAGAACGACCTCTTCGCCCAGTACGGCGTCACCTCCCGCATCGACTTCGCCGTCGAGCAGGGCGAGGCCGTCTCGATCATCGAGAACATGGCCGAGCCGACGGCCTAACCGGGGTGAGCGCACATGCAACTGCGCCACCGTGAGAAGAACTCGCCGAGCCGGTACTCCGGCCCGGGGTTCACCTCCGAGCCTGGCGACGTCGTCGACGTCGATCCCGACGTCGGCGAGCGCCTCCTCGAGGAGAAGCGGTACTTCGTCCGCGCCGAGACGGCCGCCAGCGGTGACGCCGGCGATGCCGACATCGACGCCGGCGCCAGTACCGCCGACGGCGAGTTCGACGTCGAGGAGTGGCTCGAGGCCGACTATGACGATCGCGCCGCGCGGGTCGAAGCCGGCGAGGTCGACGAGCACCTCGAGGCGATCGCCGAGGCCGAGACCAGCGACACTGTCCTGGACGCCATCGGCGTCCGCCGCGCCGAGCTGGAGGAGTAACCCATGTCGGATCCCGAACGCTACCTGAACGTCGCCACCCTCGAGGACGAGATCGCGTATCGTCCCGAGGCGCTCGGCGTCGACGACGAGGTCGGTGACGGCGAGGACGTGAGCGACTGGGAGCAGCTGCTCCAGCGCTTCCTCGACGAGGAGTCCGACCGGATCGAGGGCCCGAACTACGCGGACACGCGGTTTGTCCCGACGACGACGACGGCGACGCTCTACGGAGACACCGCAGCGGTCGGCGACGACCTCCTGCTCCGAGAGCGCCCCGTCCGCTCGGTCACGTCGATCGACGCCGACGGCACGGCGCTCGACGTCGACACCGATGTCCGCGTTCGGGAGACGCACGTCCAGCTCCTCGAGGCCGCCCCGCTCACCAGCTGGCCCGACGGGCCGATCACCGTCGAGTGGGAGTACGGCTACGAGGAGCCGCCGGGCGAGGTCATCGACGCGCTCGTGCGGCTCGTCCGCTCCCGTCTCGACCGGATCCAGACGGACGGCCTCGAGAGCGAGTCGCTCCCCTCGGGCCAGAGCGCAAGCTTCCGCCCGCCGGAGGAGATCCGCGCGGACGTCCGCCGGACGGTCGCCCAGTACGAACCGGACAGCTACCACAGCGGCGCGATGGTGATCTAGATGCGCCACCGGCTCGAGGTATCGCTGACCGACCGGGCGACCATCCGCCGGTATCGCGAACTCGACCCGGACGACGACACCATCGAGACGAACGCGATCGGCGAGCCGATCAACGACACCGAGTCGGGCGACGACTCGTCACTCGAGCCGATCGCCGAGGATGTCCCGTGCCAGTTCGACGACCGGTCGACGTCGTTCGTCCGGGAGGACTCCGGCGAGCGCGTCCAGCGCCCGGCGACGGTGACCTTTGCCGCCGCGATCGCGGACGAGCTCCAGGAGGGCGACCTCGTCGACATCGAGGGCGAATCGACCACGTACGAGATCCGCGGGCTCGACACGCAGACGGACCACCGCCGGGGGTACGTCGTCTCGGTCGAGGCCGAACTCGAGAGGGCCGACTGATGGAGTCCGAACTGACGTGGGTCGAAGGCTCACCGACGGAGCTCCGCGAGGCGCTCGAAGACCTCACGGACGCCCTCGAGGACGAACTCGCGTCCGCCGGCGACGACATCGCCGCCCGGATGCGCGGGACGGCCGACGAGGCGGCACCGGTCGACGAGGGGCGGCTGTCCTCGTCGATCGAGGGCTTCGCGGAGGTCGTCGGCGGGACACTCCTGAAGATCGTCATCGGGACGAACCTCGACTACGCCCAGCCCCTCGAGGAGGGGACGGATCCGTTCTTCCCGCCGCCGTCGGCGCTCCGGGGCTGGGCGGGGCGCGTCCTCGGCGACGAGGATCTTGCGTACCCGGTCGCGCGGTCGATCGCGGAGACCGGTATCGAGGAGCACCGCTTCCTCCGCTCCGGGCTGTACGATAACATCGAGTGGGCGCTCGACCGGCTCCTCGAGGCGATCGAGGACGCCGCCGCGGAGGTGGGGCTCGGATGACGTCCCACGAGAACGGTCGGACGGCCGAGCTCCTCGCCGACTCGCTGCGGTGGGTCGACGAGGACGCCGAGGCGTCCGACCTCCTCGGCGCGGACGGCGATGTCGTCGCCGCGCAGATCGCCCGAGAGACTGACGCCGACCCGCTCGTCGCGATCGGCGTCTCGGGGAGCTCCTCGGAGCGGAACAATCGGCTCGAGGAAAAACAGTTCGAGGTCCGGGCGCTCGTCGACGCGTCGACGTCGTTCGTCGAGGACTCCGAGGCGCCCGGGTCGCTCCTCGAGCTGATCGAGCTGAAGGACCGCGTCGTCGATATCCTGACGACGTCCCGCGACGGGTGGGGCGCCGAGGGAGTGACCGCCGACGAGGAGGTCGCCTTCGACGACGAGCGGAATCGGTACCTCGGCGTGACGAGCGTCACGTACGAGCGAACTGACCCGAACACAACTTACGAGTAAACAGCCATGAGCATCAACGAAACGTCAGATTCGAAACTCGCACCGCGTACGGTCGCGCTCGTCCAAATCGACAGCGCCGGCGACGCGCACGCGGTCGCGCTTACGAACGAGGAGAGTATCACCGTCGAGTTCAACGAGGAGACCTCGGAGTACACGCCGTCGACGAGGTCGCGGACAATCGTCGACCCGACGAACGAGAACCCGCAGATCACGGTCAAGACGGCGCGCTCCGTCTCGAGCGACGCGCTCGAGCAGTTCGGCGTCAAGGACCCGGACACCGACGAGTATATCCGGGACAGTAACCGCGAGTGGCCGACCGCCGAGCTGTGGTTCTTCGGTCAGGACGTCGCGATCGACAACACCGAGGCGGAGACGATCGACTCCTTCGATAACGTCCGGTGGGATATCGGCTCGTACGAGGACGGCGGGAACGCCGTGCTGTACGATATGACCGGGTACATCGAGGGTGCGCTCCGGCTCGATACTACCAGCGAAATCGGTAGCACCGCCTAACGATGAGTGACGTCACCGCACTCGAGAACAGCGGCGAGCTGATCGCCGCGCTCGACGACGTCGCCTCGGAGCAGGAGGCCGCGTCGGGGCGTCGACGCGAGCTCAAGGAGACGCGCCGGCAGCTCGAGAGGCCGCCGGAGCCGGTCACGGCCGACGGGAACAACGACGCGACGACCGCGGCCGAGCTCGAGACCGACGGCGCCGGCGACGAGCCCGGGTACCGCATGACCGCCGACCGCCGCGTCGGGACGGTCGCGCTCCCCGTCGACGGCGAGGGGGCGCTCCGGTTCGGCAAGCCGAGCGGCCGCGCCTCGATCGAGATTCTCGAGAAGATCGACGAGGTCGAGGAGGAAGGCGGCGCGATCACGGACTTCGCCGAGTACCTGTGGGGGACGCTCGAGAGCTGGTCGCTTGAGGACGAGTATGACCTCGACTGGTGGGCCGACTCGGTCGGCATGATCGACGCGGTCGAGACAGCTCGATCGGTCGCGCTCGGGGGAAACGCGCCGACAGAATAGCGGAGTTCGCACAGTCGGATTACGGGCAGAATCTCGGCTGGCTGTACTCCCACGTCGGCGTCTCCGGGCCCACCGAGTTCGGCCGACTCCCGCTCGGGGATCAGCGGTACTGGATAGAGTGGTACGAGGAGGCGGTCAAACGCGCGGACGACGGCGACAAAGAACACCTATTGAAAAATGGCAGACTATAATCTCGGCGGCGCGCTCGAGCTCGACGCGAGCGACTTCGTCGATAACGCGAACGAGGCCGCCGACGCGAGTAACGAATTCGACGACGCGGCCGAGAACACTCAAGACACTCTTTTCGAGTTCGACGCCGCGGGAGCGGCTGCCTCCGGCGGGATCGCGGCCGCCGGCGGCGCGATGCAGCAGACGCTCGACTCGACGCAGAAGTGGCGCGAGTCTCTCGGCCGGACGGCGACGTCGACGGAGCTGACTCGAGACGAGACCGAGGAGCTCGCCGCCTCGATGAGCAACGCGACCTTCCCGATGGGAGACGCCGTCGGTACGATGGACGAGCTCGCCCGTCAGGGAGTCACGACGAAAGACGAGCTCCGGGAGGTCTCGACGGCCGCCGACATGGTCGCCGACGCGACCGACTCCTCGGCGCAGTCGATCGCCTCGAGCGCGGGGCCCGCGCTCAACGCGATGGGGGAGGACGTCTCGGACCTGAACGAGCACATGGACACCTTCACGTTTATCGCTCGGAACACGACGATGGACGTCGAGGGGTTCTCGAAAACCGTCCGGAAGGTCGGGCCCGAAATCGAGGAGATGGGCCTCTCCGTCGACGATACGGCGGCGATCCTCGCTGCGCTCGAGGAGAAAGGGATGGACTCCCGGACGGCGATGCGCGAGTTCCGTCAGGCGACGAACGAGGCCGAGGGCGATCAGGACAAACTCATGAACTCCCTCGGCCTCTCGAACGACGAGCTCGAGGCGCAACAGCAGGCGCTCGCGGACGCCGAGGGGACGACGCGGAAACACGCCGAGGCCGCGAACGACTCCCTGACGACGATGGATCGGCTCCGCGCCCGCTTCGACGACGTGAAGCTCGCGGCCGGCGGGCTCCTCGGGCCGATCGACGCTCTCGCGCCCGTCATGATGGCCGCCGGCTCCGCCGGTATGTTCCTCTCGACGGTGAACGTCTCGGCGGTCGTCCCGTCACTCGGCGCCGTGACGGGCGCGATGGGGGCGCTCATGACGACGATCCTCCCGCTCGTCGCGATCGCCGGCGTCCTCGCGGCGGCGTGGAAGACGGACTTCCTCGGGATACAGGGCATCGTCGACGACGTCGTCGGCTCCGTCACGGGCGACCTCGACGACGTCGTCGGGTACCTCGAGCGGACGGTCCCGCCGACGCTCGATCAGCTCGAGGCAGGCGTCGACTCGACATTCGGCGCCGTCGAGAGCGCGATACAGACGGCCGTCTCGGTCGCGATGCCGCCGCTAAACAACCTGTTCGGGTACCTCTCCTCGGCGCACGCGACACACGTTGCCCCGCTCGAGGCCGAGTTCACCGCGACGTGGGACGTCCTCGAGGCGCGACTGACGTCGTTCGTCGGTTGGGCCCGCCCGTACGTCGACGGCTTCCTCTCCGGCGTACAGACGGCGTTCTCCCTGTACCTCGGCGTGTATCAGACGCTTTGGTCGACGTTCGGCGACGAGATCACCGCCGTCGTCGAGCTCGCGATCGGGACCGTCCGGCGCGTGATCGACCAAACGCTCGACCTGATATCGACGTCGATCACCGTCGCGCTCGCGGCGATCCGCGGCGACTGGGAAGGCGCGTGGTCCGCGATCGAGGGATACCTCGGTCGGACGTGGGGCCGGATCGTCTCACAGTTCCGCGCGTCGACGTCGACGGCGAGGTCCGTCTTTACCGGGCTCGTCGACGGCGTCAAAGACTCCGCGGGCGAGCTCGTCTCGTGGTTCACCGGGACGTGGGACGTCAAAGGCGCCGTCATCGGCGTCCTCGAGGACCTCAAAGGGTCGGCGATCGGCGTCGCCGGCGAGATATTCGACGGCGTCGTCGACGCACTCTCCGGCGCCGGTGACGCGATCGGCTCGACCGTCCGCGAGGGCTTCAATGCGGTCGTCCCGGACTCGATCGAGCTCCCCGAGGTCGAGGTCGGCGGTCAGTCGATCAGTACCGAAATCGCCGGTCAGGAGGTCGGCGGCGAGCTCCCGTCGAAGACGGTCGGCGGCGGCTCGTTCGACCTCCCGCAGCTCGACACCGGCGGGTACATCGAGGAGGAGGGGCGCGCGTACCTCCACGAGGGGGAGCAAGTCGTACAGTCGGCGCAGGTCTCCGATCGCGGCGAGGTCGAGGCCGACGCGGGCGCCGACGCCGAGGACGTCGCAGCGGCGGTCGAGGCCGCCTCGAGGGATGACGAAATCGTCTCCCTCCTCCGGCGCGTCGTCGAGCTCCTCGCCGCGCTCGACGCCGGCGACGTCAGTCAGAAAGAGGTCCTCCGGGCGCTCGGCGTCGCGGAAGATCGGCGTTCCGGCCGTGACCCGCTCGGAGGTGCCTGATCGTGGCGACTGCCGACCTGACGCTCGTCATCGAGCACGCGAGCGGCGAGACATCCGAGCTCGTCGTCCCGTCTCCGACCGCGATCGACGACGAGCGCGTCACCCTCTCGACGATCAGCGTCGAGCGCGCGCTCGACCGGGTCGGTCGCTGCGAGGCGGCCGTCTTCCGCGACGAGTGGCTCGACGTCCTCGACCTCGTCGATCGGCGTGATGACGAGCTGTATGTCGAGGACGACACCGGGACGGCGATCTTCGGCGGCCGGCTCGATGACTGGCAGTTCGACGGGACGACCGTCTCCGTCCAGATCGACTCGTGGGAACGCGACGCGCTCGACGACGAGCCGCCGGTCGAGTTCTCCCGCAGCGCCGCCGCCGACGACGTGATCGCGTCGGACATACTCGACCTGATGCCGGCGTCGATCGCGACCGGCGTCGTCGAGCAGACGACGTCGTCGATTGACTACGGGGCGACCCACACCTCGGCCGCGACGATGCTCCGCGAGCTCGCGGACTCGACCGGCGCCGAGGTCAGGTACCACCCGGACGGCACCGTGGATTATCTCGACCGGCGCGGCGCCGCTCGAGACGACGTCGTCTCTCCGTCGGCGGGCGCCGTGATCGAGGAGCCGCGGATCCGACAGACGCTCCGTGAGGAGGTGACGGACGTCCGCGCCATCTCCGACGACGATCCGACGATCTACGAGGAGGCGACCGCGATCGCGACCGACGCCGGCGAGCGGCAGGTGTGGGAGGTCGACTGGATCGACTCGACGTCGAGCTCGCGCTTACAGGCACGGGCGACGCGGCTCGCGAACGAGTACGCAGACGCGCCGGAGTACCTCGAGGTCGAGACGGCGCTCGACGTCGACCAGTTCGACCCGCGCCCGGCGGTCGGCGACTCGTACCCGGTACAGCTCCCCGCGTACGGCATCGACGAGCGGCTCCGAGTGATCGAGACGACGCGCTCGATCGACGATGAGGGGGACACCGTCGACGTCCTCCTCTCAAATCGGAAACTGACGCTCGCCGGCCGATAGCGGGGGAAACATCATATATCAGAACACAGACAGAAAACAGATCAATGTCAGACTTCAACGCGCTCGGATACGAAGACCTCCGAACCGCCGTAACGAATCGATGGTCGCACATCGCACTGATCGACGACGCGGGGAACGAGGTGACGCGCATCGACATCGCGAACGACTCCCGGACGTCATGGGGCGACCCGTCGACGAACCCGGTCGACCTCTCCGTGACGATCACGGGAGCCGACTCGGATATCCCGACGCCGACCGAGTTCTCGGGCTCGTCCCTGCATACGAGCGACAGTTCGTCGGCGACGCACGACGACAATTTCGAGGGGGCAAACGTGATCATCGACGATAACGACCAGCTCGAACTGACTCACTCAGTCGAACTTCCGCAGGTGTAACTCATGGCTGAAGACCCACCAGAGACCCCGAACTACGGCTTCCCGCTTATGAGTGGTGCCGACGACGATTACGTCGACCTGTGGCATCTGATCCTCGAGGACGGGAGCGCGGAAACGAACAACGACGGGCTGATCGAACCGCTCGACACGATCCTCAACTCGATCGAGTCGGACGTCTCGACGAACGCGAGTAACCTCTCCGATCACGAATCGGCGACGAATGTCCACGGGTCGAACGGCGACGTCGCCGGGATGAACGACCTACACGACCCGGTCTCAGGCGGTGGGAATATCTCCGTCGACACGAGTCAGACGGTAAGCGTAAGCCCACAAGGGTCGGGGTCAAACCTCGACGCCGATACGGTCGACGGGCAACACGCGTCGGATATCACCTACCCGAGTGAGACAAATCCCGCCTCGCAATCGACCGGGTATATCGAAAGCGGTGAATCAAACCCGGACTGGTGGAATGGAAACGAGTCAGACGGGACGCAAAAACTGACGTCGCCCCATTCCACAGAAGTGCATTATTACCGCGACGAGCGCCTCGACCTGTTGGGGCCGGTCGACGGCTATTATCTGTCGTTCGACCTCGATTATGATGCGATCCTCGAGCGCGTCGGATATGTCCCAGAGGAAGGCAGGAATGTCAACTGGGTATATGCGAGCTCGACGGGCTCGAGCGGCGAAAATACGAGCCACTCGTGGAGCGATGCCATCCCGGAGGACACCGTTTATCAATGGGCTTTCGAGGTCAAGAACACGAGCGATCAGTACGAATACGGCATCGTATTGAACGAAATGTGGCCGCACAACGTCAGTCTCCCCGAACACAGTCACACCCTACCATGACGAAACGAGAGCAGATCACCCACGACACCCTCAACGCACTAATCCGGCTCTTAGACAAACGCGACGTCATCGAGACGACCGAGCGCGAGGACCTCGAGGCGAGTATCCGGATTGGAGAGGCACGCGAAGCGGAGGAAAACGCGCCGCCGGGAGTCTCGGTACGCCGGGAGAAAATCTCCGCGGACACCCGGGAGTTGATCGCTTCCGCGTACGACGACCTCGAGGCGGCGCGCGAGGACGACGAAGTCGGACTCGACGCCGAGGTCGCCGCGCTCGAGACTATCGTCGACGAGCTCGCCGACGTCGTCACGGGAGACACGCTCGCCGAACTCGCCGAAACGGAGGAGTAACGCATGACCGGATACGCCGGCTGGGGACGGAAGGCGTGGGGCGAGGGGTCGTGGGGAGACGACCCGTACCTCGAGGTCACCATCGTCTCGACGAACTCGCCGGTCGAGGCGGGGCAACAGCTCGAGGTCGACGTCGAGGTCGAGAACCTCGGCGGCGCCGGCGAGGGAGACGTCGAGCTGACTGTCGAGGAACAGTAAGATGCCGACGGTCGACTCCGCGACGGTCACGCTCGATCATGGCGGGACCGACTCGCTCACTCTCAACTGGTCGACGTCGACCGACGACAAAGGCGACTGGACAGCCACGGCCAACGACCCGGTCGGAGGGTCAGATTCGACGAGCGTCTCGGTCGTTGAGACACACACACGGACGACGACGGCCATCTCTCCCGGTGGCGACGCGGTCGTCACACGCGTTCTGGACGGCGCTCGATCGACGCTCGCGAGCGGCGCCGGCGACGCGGTCGTCACACGGACGGCCGCGATCTCGAGGACGACGTCGGCGGACGGGACCGGCGACGCGATCGTCACACGCTCGTCGACGTCGGCGCGGACGACGCTCGCGGAGTCACCCGGCGGGGACGCGACCGTCTCTCGATCAGTCGTCGCGGTGCGGACGACGACGGCGACCTCCCCGGGCGGAGATGCGTCGACGTCGTGGCGCGCTGTGCGGGCGTGGGCCGTCCCTAACGAGACGGGCGTCGCTCGGGTCCTCCTCGAGCCGATCACTGTTCAGACGGACCACGACGTCGTCTCGTTCGGCGCAGTCGTCCCGGCGGCAAAGAAGGACGCGCTCGAGTACCTCGAGGCGGCGGGCGACGTCGATCGCGAGGAGACGGCGTACGGCGCCTTCCGCCGGATCAGTCGCGGCGCGCTCGATCCGATCACGGTCACGCCGCCGGAGAAGCTCGTCCCGCCGTTCTCGGAGCGGAAGGTACACCCGGCCGGGTACTCGGTCTCGGAGGCCGGCGAGGATCGGTGGGAGCTGTCGCTCGACCTCGGTCTCGATCGGCCGCGAGCTCGCGAGCCGCCGGCGATCACGGGCGACGCCGAGGTCGTCTCGACGTCGACGGTCGGCGTCGACGCGGAGTCGACGAACACGGTGACGATGACGTGGACGCCGTCCGGGTCGGACCTCGGCGAGCACCTCGTGACGGCGTCGATCGAGGAGACGTACGCGCACCCGGCGACCTCCGACTCGACGACGGTCACGGTTTCAAACGCCGAGTGGGTCCTCGACTTCGGCGTGACGTCGATGAACCTGACGCGGGAGACGATCCGGCGGATCAGTCGGTCGTCGTCGAACGGCGTCACCTCGGTCGACCTCCCGATCGCCGTCGACAGCGAGCTCGCCGCGGATATCTTCGCGGCCGGCTCGCGCGTCGGCGCTTCACAAATCCGGCAGCTCCCGGACGCCGGGAACGTCCCGGTCGACCCACTCCCTGACGAAGACCTGACGATCGAACTCGTCGCACCCGACGACGCCGAGGTCGACACAGGTACGTACGTTCTGGACTCCTGGTCGGCAGCGCGTGAAGACGCGACGGCCGACCCGTACGAGTTCGAGCTGACGCTCCTCCGACAGCGATGACGATCTTCCCGATCCGGAGGACTGACCCTGACCGAGGGTGAGCCCATCACGGCGACCACAGTTGTCGGCGTTCTAGCGCTCCACCGTCCAAGCTCTTCCCACGGAGGCCCTCGAAGAGGGTTCCGTTCCGAGATCCTGCGCACTTTTCATACGAGCAGCGCTGATTCAGCCAGCTCTTTTGATATACGGAGCTGCTCGATACCACCCGGTAACATTTTACATCTGAATAATAAGATAACAGTCATGGCAATTGCCGATCACCTGCCGTTGTTCAAGGCTGGACACACAAAACGGAACATCGCCGTTGGAGCGGTCTACCTCCTGCTACTGCCACTTTTGATACTCCTCATCCCATTCTATCTCCTAATCGCGATCGGGACGAACCGACATGGCCTCGGTGATACGGTCGCAGACTCGCCGCTGGGGGCGATTCCTGGCGTCAGCGGTGGGGGATGGAGCGCTGGGATTGTCGTCTTCGTGCTGATAATCCTCGTGTTTGGTGTGATCGGCGCCGTTGCGCCAGGCGACGGCGGCGATACCACCCCTAACGCAGAGCTCAACAACACCGACGACGTCGAGGATGCCGATGATCCCGGAACTAGCGATGGCGACTCCGGGGAGAGTGAGGACACGGATGGCCCTACCGACGACAGCAGTGACGATAGTACAGACGGCGGGCAGACAGACAGCGGTGATGGAAGTACAGATGATAACAGTACAGACGGAGACTCCGGCCAGACCGACGACAGCGGGACCGGCGACGACCAGGACGAAGAGACCACGGTCGACGAACCAGAGCCCCAGACATTCAGCGGCCAAGGGTCTGACACGTCCAAGAGCTTCTCCGTCGAAGGCGGGTTCACGGCGATCAACCTCGAGCACACCGGAGAGAGCAACTTCCAGGTCGAACTGATCAACGAGCAGACCGGCGAGACGGAGGGGTACCTCACCAACACGATCGGCGACTATGACGGCGCGGTCGCTCTCTCGCTCTCGGAAGGCGACTACTTCCTGGACGTCACCGCTGACGGTGACTGGAGCGCAAACGTCACCCAGCCGCGGTTCGCCGACTCCGACGTCGAGTCACCGCCCGTCGACGCATCCGGCCACCAGCACGACTGGATGGGCCCGATCGACTTCGATGGTACCGTTGAGGTGACCGTCGAAGCCGAAGATGACGGGAACTTGGCCGTTTGGCTGGCGGACCATCGCGGTGAGCGGGTCGATCTCCTGGCGAACGACATCGGACCGTATGAAGAGACCACCGTTGTCACCCAGGACGGGATTGGGCTGCTCGTGATCGAGACAAACGACGTCAACTGGCGGGTCGAAGTCGAAGAGCGCTGATCGAGGCGCTCAACCTCGAGGACGTCGAGCGGATCCGCTCGCAGCTGTCGGCGCGGAGCAAGCGGGTGTAGCGGCTACCACAGCCCGACGGCCTTCGTCGCGAGGAGCGCGAGCGCGGCGAGGACGATCTTGTCCAGGTGCGACGTCTCACCAGATCGGGACGCCCCCAGCAGTTTCGCGAGCCACTCGGGGCGTGCGAGTCCCCCAACGATGTTCCAGCCTCGATCGTCGTCGTTTGACATACCCAGCACGTCGAAGCAATCTATTGTAAATCTTCTGTAGAGTATACTTTGAGTAGCTGCAGGTAGGACTATACCATCTGATAATTATTTTAATCCGCAAATATGCCGCCAATTCGCTGTCAGGGGCGCATGCCGGCGGTGAGATTGTGTATTTCCAATAGCCATCCCCGATACTACCAAAATAGTTATGTATAGACGCCGCCCTAATAAATCGCTGCCAGCAATCCACTGGGGCACCACTACTGATCGAGCATCCCAACGTCTAGGCCTATCCATTGGTGGTGTCGGGAGTAGTACACGGCGGTCTGCCGTGGGCGGGCTGATAGCCCCGCCACCCCAAGGTTTCCGGATGACACGATCCTCATGAGAGCCACTGATCCAGCAAGAGATCTTCTCGACATAGAATCTGCCGCGGATGTGACCAACGCTTGCCGGACAAAAGGGGCTGGACTTTCAGTTCTCGTCAGCGATCATGATCGTCCCGTCGCTCGCGACAGTGACAACCAACCCGTCGACCGTGAAGGTAACGTGGACGTTGTCGGCATCCGCGTCGAGGACCGTCTCCAGTGCTTCTGTATCGATCTCCTCGCCCAGCACGAAGTCTAAGTTTAGTGGATCTGTCTCTTCGTGATCGGCAATCGCTTTGACGATCTGGACGTTATCGGGAGAACTACGCCCTGATGAAACGGCCGCGTCCGCATTTTGGAATCCCGCCTGCTCATTACTCATTCCGATACTAGCGCAATCAACAATGGGTCCATTAATGGTTCCGATACCGGTGCTATCTCCGTTATTGGCGCTCAAATGAGACTTCTGTCGGTAGTAGCGACTCGCCATTGTACTCGGCCATAACGTGATCTGGAATGTTCTGTATCTCTCCCTCGAGTGAGAACTGTATTGTCCCATCCTGAACGGTGATGTCCGCCTTCTCAAGTTGCAACTGGGATTCGTCGGTCAGGTCGATTGTAAGGCTCACACGACAATAGTAATTATATATTGTGAAGTACGTACCGGTGACCGTTTGTTCAGTCGCTACCAGCGCGTCAAGATCCCCCACGAGGATCCTCAATAAGCCGCCACAACGCGGTTGGCTCATGGATATACTCAATCTTCCCAGCTGCGTGGAGGCGATCGAGACGCTTCGAGACCGTTGGCCGCGAGTAGCCTGTCTCGTCGACGAGCATCCCGGTCGTAGCGTAGCCGTGCTGGGTCATTACGTCGAGAACCTCGTCCATCTTGTCGTCAATCCGGAGCGCCATCGGTTGGTCACTCATAAATTCACCATACTCTTAGTCATGCACGTTACTACTTACCTTTTGCGACCATCGTACTGACAACCTTTACGCATCGTTAACCATAAGTGTCCGGGCGTAGAAGATGGTACTGTGAGGCGCGGGGTGACGTCCTGGGAGAAACTCCCGGGGCCGGTGCTGGAACACCGACCCCGCGCTTCCGGTGACAGAAGCAATGTCGACTAACGTATCCAGCGGGCTTGAAGCCCACGACTCCGAGCAGAGTATCGGCGAGCGCGACGTCCGTGCGCTTGAGCAGTACCTGACCGTCCTCCCGGACTACGGCCGCGCAAAGGGCGCCACCGGCCTGTTCATGGTCGTCTCCGAGAGCGGCGAGGAGTACCTCGTCGACACGTACCAGCCGGCCTGCGAGTGTGCGGACTTCGAATATCGCTCACCAGCCGGCGGCTGTAAGCACATCCGCCGCGTGGCGTTCGCGACCGGCGAGCGATCGATCCCGGCCAACGTCGACCGGACGTCGATCGACAACCAGCTGGGCCAGCACGTCGACGGCGAGATCCGGATCGCTGCGACCGACGGCGGTACCGCCTCGATCGACGACGTCGACGACCAGGACGACGTCGACGACCAGGACGACGTCGACGGCGCCGAGGAGTGCGAGGACTGTCAGTCGATGACCGACCTGCCGTGCTTCGAGCACTTCGAGGTGGACAAATGATGACGCCCTTCCATGTGTTCGGCGTCGACGAGGACGTCACCGATGAGGAGCTCCGCGAGGCGGCGAACGAGATCTTCACCGCGCTCAACGCGGAGGGGTACGACGTCGACGGCGTTGCCCCGGTCCTCCGCGACCGCGACGAGGACGGTGGTCGCGATGAATGACCTCTGCCGGAGCGCACAGAAGCGCCTCAACGAGATCGCACGCCAGCGTGCCGAGCAGTTCGACGCGACGATCCTGCACAACCACATCTACGAGAGCGTCCCCGAGCACACACGACTCCGGCGATACCTCGATCTCGCTGAGCGCTCGTACGATCTCGCATCCGATGTCGACGGCGAGTCCTACGACCGGGCGGCGTTCGCGGCGGCCGAGGAACTCGACAGTGCCGCCAAGGACCTCGTCGACGAGGTCGTGGCCGAACTGGTCGCGGAGCTTGATGATGAGACGCTCGCTGAATGGGGCGACGCGTGGGACAGCGAGGCGATCCAGGCCGCTCGCGCCGAGCGCGACCAATTCCTCGATCAGTCGAACAGCCACGCCGCGGCGGTGGTCCAGCAGCTGCGGGAAGCCGAGGACGGTGATCTCGATGTCTGAGGACGCCTTCGCGGTCGAGTGGCAGCCCGACGTCGGTGCACGTCGGAAGCTGCGCTTCGAGCCCGTCGACGAGCGCTGGCTCCGCGTCGAGTACGAATGGAACGGCTGTCAGTGGCGCGAGGTCGGGAACGAGCTCGTCGACGACGTCGAACTGGAGTCAGATGCCGAGATTGTCGCCTGATCCATGAGATCGTTCACAGAACCAGAGACCGAGTTTTTGCTGGTCACATCGGACTCGCCGCGCAGCGTCGACGGCTACAAGCTGGGCGAGCCGACGGGTGAGGTGATGTGTCTCGAGTGCTTCGCAGTCGCGGAGAACGTTGACGAGATCCCGCACGAGCAGGGATGTTCGCAGCGGTTCGTTCATTCGGAGTGGTACGCGGAGATGCTGGCGACCGACGGGTAG